AGATAAAACAGTAAAGTTAAATAAATAAAAATCCATGCTATCGGAAGGGCCATCACTTTCAGCGGCTATCTGTTCGAAGATTATATGCCAATTTTCTATCACCGATATATCTTTTGTAGCAAGTATTTCTGTATCATTTGAAAATGTTACTGTTTCTGCAGAAGAGTCTATATCTAAAGAATAATCTACTGGAGATTGTTCTAATTCTGTTTCTGAAAAAGAATAGATTAGAGTTGAATTCCATTCGTCTACCTTATCATTCATTGTGGAAGATGTTCCACAGGTTGGGCCTGAAGATGATTCATCTTTTGTAAAATAAAGATTAGATACCGCACTATCTTCTGTTCCATTTATTGTAAAATTTATTTGATAATCTTCCCCCTCTTTAAAGTCTTGGTTTGTCCAAAAAGCAGCCCATCTTCTCACAGAATTACCTGGAGCCGAATTAGCTAAAACATAAGCCCTCAAAGAACCATCAGTATAAAAATTACCTTCCTCTACTACACTTTCACTTCCTGGATTAGAACCTCCCTGACAACTGTATGTTTTGTTATCCCATAAACTCTCATTAATACTAGAATCCTCAAAATCATCATTCCAATAATATCTGCTTGTATAATAGGGGTCAAAAAGTCTAACATAAAAAGTCTCGTTATTTGAATTAATATCATATTGTGCCGAAAGCGAATTAGAACCATAAGGCCAACCAATCCACGCCCACCTATAATCTTTTTGAAGTTCAACATTCATATTCTTCCCAAAAGATAATTCTGTTTCATCAATTAATTTTCTTTTTTCCCCTGTATCAGTTAAATCATCTACTGTATAACGATAGAATTTTCCTTTAGCATTCAAAACAGTAACTTTATGGCTAATTGGGAAATATTCAACCCCCTCTACATCTCCTCTAAAATAATATGTATCAATAATTACTTGTCCTCTTTGATAAGGGGTTCTACGTTCTATCCAGATTTCTTGTGTTTCATTATTTATTCTTTTATCTATTTGTATTCCATCGGTTTGTCTGTACATTATACTAGTACCATCGAATAGACGATTTTCTTCGCGGCCAGCAACAGTCCAAATCCAAGAATAGTTTTCATGAGGAACATAAAAAGTTGTTTTATCATTATCTACACGGATTCTTACCTTATCCATATATTGGATATAAATTATACTACTAGAGACAATAATAAGGAGTAATATCCCTATTGTTATTTTTTTCTTGTCCATTATATATTAACTCCTTCTAAAAATTTAACTTCAACCTCATACCTTCCATGGTCGTCTCCACTATACGTGGGATTATCTTGAGATTCCTCCGAAACAGTACATTCTTCTACATACCCTGTTATAGAGTCTGTGGAACCAGCTAATCCCACACAATCATCATAGGCAAGGGTTACCGTTCCCCCATTTAGACCTGCTCCACGAAAAATAGTTACCAAGTTTTCTTTATCTGTTGCTGTTTGAATCCATCCTTTTATATTAAGATAATGAGTAACTCTAAGTAAATCCACTATTTTTGTTGATTTTGGACCTGATGATTGGTTACTTTTTGTCTGAGGAGGGGTTATTGGGAAAAGTTTATTCTTGTATTCTTCATCCACCCGTGTAGAATAAATAGTCACTGAAGTTCCACCTTTTGACAAAGTTATATTTGATGCCATTATGTATTTACGAGCCTCCTTGTCTCATTTACCATTTTACGATTATTTCTTTCTAACATACTTTCAAATTCTTTCTTATCTGATACATTTACATTATATGTAACATTTAGATTAACATTCCCCCCAAATCCATTCTTACTCCCAATAATAGTATCATTCATATCTGTCTTTATTAATCTCCCCCCTGGCTGTAATATAAAATCTTCTACTTCCTCTATTTTTTCCCCTGTAAAAGGGTCCCTCCCCCATTTTTTTAATCTATTCATCTTATCTATATTTTTTCTTGTATCCACCACTCCAAGGTTAGCATCATAAACAATATCTGTTGGTTCTTGTCCGCCAAATATATCTTTTAATGGAACACCTTCCTTAAACATTTCGAAAGAAGATTCTACCTCATCAATCGTATTTTGAACTTTTTCTCTTATCCAATTTCCAGTTTTTTCCATCCATTTGAATTTTATTTCTGCCAAAACCAAAAAAGTTAATGCACCAACAGTTATTGCTGCAGGTAGAGAAGCTCCAACCAAAAGTGCAGCAATCCCTGCAGAAATCCCAGATATAAAAAAATCTTGAAGAGACTTAGAAATCTGTTCCTCTTTCATCCCTTTAAATGCAAAGGTTATTGCTGCAGTTATTGCTATTGCCGTCCCAACCCCTTTTAAAATACCTTTTAGTCCAGAAACCTTACCTTTTGCTGTATTTGCAGAATTACCAATTCCAGTTATATTTGCTGCTGTTTGCCCAAAATTCATCATCTTCAAACTAGCCAAACCAAGCCCTAATTGGCCTATTACAAATAATGCTCCACCGATTACACTACCCAAGACAACCATAACACCTATCACTCTACGAGTAGATTCTGGCATATCCATCATCCACTCCATAATTGGAAAAAGAATATTAAGTAAATCTTCTGCAATAGGTAAAAAGAAAACTCCAAGTGTTTGTCCAAGTAAGTCGGTAATTCCCATCCATTCCATAGAAGTCTTAATTAACCCATTAAAGGTTCTCTGTAAAGACATACCAAAAAACATAACTCCTAACAATTCAAATTGGAATCCTTGTGCAGATTCAGACATGCCATCAAAAGTTCTAATTTGATTTTGTCCATATCCTCCTAATCTTTGGAATGAGGTCCCAATTCCAGAGTATCTCTCATTTATGGATGTTGCTAAATTTGATGTTTGTTCTCTAATGCTTTGTTGGTTTTTAATAAAAGAATTGGCAGCAGCTCTCCCTGATTGAACAAGTTCTTTATTAAATCTAGAAACAGTATCGGTAGTGGATTCAAATACTGAACCCAACATCCGTAGATTTGTTGCTTCTTCCTGTCTCAATCTAATATTATTCGCCAAAATTGAGGATTGGGACCTATTTATCTTTTGATTTTTTTGGATATTTTGTGCCAACATATCCATAGATTTCCTCACAAATTCAAAACCTTTCTGTTGTGCTTCTATCAAAACTCCTAATTTTGTAACCATTTTATTTCTTCTTTTTCATAGCTTTTTTTTCTAGCTCATGCCTTTTATTTATCATTTTAAGGAGGTAATTCATTGTTGGGATGGGGAGTTCATTGAGTTCTTTTAATGTCCATCCAAATTCCTTCATAAGAACATACATATTCTCAATAAGATTTTCCTCATAACCTTCTTTAGCGAGAATATCTCTTCTCAAATCAGGAATTTTGTTTTTCATTCTCTTCTAATAATTTCTTTTTAGCATCTGACACATCAATGTTGTTAACACTACTTACAGCATTCATTATCTCTTCTAAGAACTTAACTCTAACTTGATTGATTTCCTCGTCTTTTGCATCAGGGTCAATCTGTTTCAAGACTAATTTAATAACCTCTTTGGTTGCATTAGCCTGAATAGTCGGGTCTTTGCTAGACATCTTAGTAAGTAGGGGAAGTTCATTTATAGTGAAAGGTTTCAACATATACTTTTCACCAGCTATTTCAACTTCCTGTGGTTTTGCCAAAAACTTATCAAGTTTTCCCATTTTTTCCTCCGAATGATTTAATTGGTTGACCAGAAATACTTTTTCTGACATTTTCTGAAGTATCTTCAGGTTGATTATTAATTAATTGGATTGCTAATTCTGAATTCAAAAATTTGGATTTGAATAATTCGTATTCATTTGCTTGTTTTATTAAATAAGCAAGAACTTGGCCATAATCATCACAAAATTCATCTTTTGCTCTTTCCTTTATGTAGGTCTTTGCCCAACTAGGAAGTCTACTTATGACCAAGCCTTTCAATTCAATCTTATCCTTAATTTCACTCATTCTTAACTACTAGTGTACGAACTAACTTCACTTAATGTCTTACCAGTAGAACCGTCTGTAGACTCATAAGTTATGTTAGATGTACCAGATTTATTGAACGGTGTCACTTTATATGTAATAGTGAATTTCCATACGCCATCAGTGAAACTTGCATTCACATTAGTAAAATGACCATTTTGGAATGTATATCTTATAGCAGCATCCCCTTCAGAGGTAGCACTAGTTGCATTAGTTTGACTAGCGTTATCTGTAGCGAGAACAACTAATTGATATTCATATCTTGTTAGGTCTGTACTTATACTAAGTGGTTGTGTTGTATCCTGTGAGTGCATTAGGTCGTAAAAACCATTACCAGTTGTGCTAGTAGAACCAAGTTCAACAGCATAACCCTCTAAAGTTATTTCTGTAGGTTCTTGTGGGTTGAATTTTTTCAATCTTCCCCCCGCAATTGTGGCAATCTGGTCAAAATCTTTTGCACCACCAGAGATGTCAACAGTTTCAATCATAGCCTTGAAATCCATATCACTTCCGTCTTTCTTAGTTATACTAAGATAAGTGCTTCCATCACTAAATGTATCATAGGCCATATTATTTTCTCCTTATTGTTTTAGTTTTCTTCCTAGGAATCCTAGTACTGCTATTCTTCTTTTCTACTGGTCTGAATATTTCGAATGAACGAGAATCATAAACAATTTTTTCCCCTTCAATAATCCCTTTCGGAGGAACTACAACAATTTTTCCATGAATCCAAAGCCTTTTTGGAGATTTGGTCTTATTTCTTAATTTCATCTTGATTTTTGTATCGCCCTCTGTACGAATTTATTTAAGTGAGTAGGTATTTTGGGTCTAAATCTTCTAAGTGCAGGTTCAACGAAAGGTCCTCTCCAATGCACAGTAACATATCCTTCAGGTTGTACTCCAAGTTCCTTGGCCGTTTTACCAACAGTAGAACCAGGCATACTTTCATGTCTTTTTAATACTCCTATTGATACTTGATGCATTCTAAATCCTTCTTCCAACATCCTCATATATTCTTCTGTTCTACCAAAACCAACATAAACTATTGCTCCTTGTTTTGTTTTTTTGTATTCTATACTTTTAAATCCTTTCTTAGAAGACCATTGGCTTGAACCATATCCTCTAATCTTAAAACTTCTCCTTATATTGTCTCTAAGTAATCTTGACATTTGAGGGATTCCTACATCCCTAACTTCTCTTCGAATATTTGGGGGAAGGCTTCTAAGTAATTTCTGTGTCTCTTTCAACCCTGTTACTCTAACTTGCATCATTTTAATGTGAACGTGTCTTAGTGTACCTAGTTATAAAACTATATGTAACACTTCGTACATGAACTTTAATTTGGTCTCTTTGAGCAGAATCAGAATCCATACTAGCCATAGTTATTTTATGTATCTTGTTATCAGCTAAATCATCTTTCCTAGTCTCAATAGAATTCATTATTTTATTCATAAACTTGTCGGCTGCTTCTGAATTTGTAGTCCATATTTCTATTGTAATCTCTCCTGTCAATTGTTCTTTATCTAATGTAAATGATTCACTTGAAAAAGTGGGAGAACTTATTACAAGAAGAGGATAAGTGCTTTTTTTGTCTATTTGGGTATCTGGGAAAGAACTTGTTGCTTTAGTTAAATTATGAGTGATATTATGAGAATCAGTAACGCTTTCACCGACTACGTCAGAGACTAAACTATCATAAAAGTTTTTCCAAGATTCGCTTACTAATGTTGTTTTTGTTAAAGCACTTGCCAATTTACTCACCCGAGTTTATTTTGCTCTCCTGAGCTAATAATTTATAGTTTTATAACTTTATAAAAGTTGTTATACTTTATTGCATCGCACTTCATGGCATTGAGTAGCTCCCTGAAGTCTATGTGTTATAACATCTTTTATTTCATAATTATTCTCATCAAATTTAATCTTATTTGCTACAGATAGTCCCGTTACTGTAGACTTGGCGAAAAAGGTTTTATCTCCTGGACTATATCTTCCTTCACGATTAAATTCTTCATCTCCATTAATATCATTATGAACTACTGTAATTGTTGAACTACTTGTTGTTTGAGACATATCTCCCCATGCAGAATAAGTAGTTTCACTAGCAGTAATCAATATTACATCTTCACCATATCTATCAATTTGTCTGTCTACTATAGTAACACTTACACTCTCAGCAGTTGTAGTATAAATAATTGAGATATTCATATCATCATAAATCTTCCGTGTAAAAGTAATTGTGCTGCTAGAATCATTATGGGTTACATTATAGTCGCTTGTACTTACTAAAAGACCACTTACATAAACTTCAAAATTCTCGCTTTCAGTGAGTTCAGTATTATTCAAAGTTAGTACTCTATTCGTCTCTCCTGAATTTCCTGTACATTCACTTCCGGTTCTATCTTCTTGTGTAGCCATATTTTTATAAGGTTATAATTTTATTTAAACTTTATGTAGGTACTATCCCCTCCCTAACATTTGTGTAATATTTACATCCGGGAGGAATTATTAGTTTTCCTGGTTCTTCTTTCCAACAATTTTCTGAGATTACTTCTTCCACAATTGTGACATTCCAATGGCTTGTTTCATTTGAAATACTCATGTTACTTGTTACATTTGCAAATGCAAAAAATTCATAAGTATCTAAATCTCCTGTTGCATTTACATAGAAAGTCACTGTTTCACTTTGTCCTGAACTTAAACTGCTTGTTGTTAATGGATTTGAACTTGCATTTGTATAAAAAGCATCTGTTCCGTTAGTAAAATCTGATTCTATTGGTATTAATCCTGATTTTGTGGTTGAGGAAACCTCTGAATATGTGATATTGAGATAAGGTCTCAAAGAGGTATTTGAATGTTCTTTAGAATAAAAATGTGTATCTTCGGTAACATCCGCCTCACTCTTAAAGAATATACTGGAATTAGGGTACAAATTTACATAATCACTGTTTATCCAGGACGTAATATCACATTTTTTCCACCCAGTGCTTCCGGCATAGAAAGTATCCAATATTGCACCAACACTTTCATTATCTGTTGTTCCATCCTCCTCATTCCATGACCTATTAGTATATTCATAACATCCATAATCATAAAAACTCTGGTCATATATGTTTAGATAAAGGGTAGCATTATCTATCTGCTGACCTTCTGGTATCCCACTAATATTAAACATCATCAATGTAGGGTATACACCCACAATATCATCTAAATTCTGTGTTGCTACAGTAAGATTATGGGATGCACCACCCCTATAGTTGTCATAGTCATTAAGTATTTCTGTATCAGGGGTCTCTAATATAACTATCGGGTCTAAACTAACATTAACAGTACCACAACTACCAGAAAGACAAGTAACATTAAGAGTTACATTAAAGAATTCATTTTGAGTTGCATTATAGTTATTATCTACTAAATTTGGATATATTCTTTCTATTGAAGTATCTATTGTTTCTTCAGTTGTGAAATTCCATGTATCTGAAGTTGTTGTGGAAGTTCCATCTGTTACATTAACATACCATTGATAATCTGTAAGTTCGGATAGACCAGACCAAGTGCAAAGAACATCGCTTCCATTTTCTATGTTTGTGTTATTATTACAGATGGTTGTGTGGTCTGAATTGTTTATGAAAGTTACATTCATAGCATCTCCATCTGAATCTGTTATTGTTACATTCAAAAGAGGGTTAAGAGATTGTCCTGAGGCATCATCTGTTGGAGCATTTAGTGTTGGAGAGGATGGAGCAGAGTTTCCTGCACTTTCTGTCTCCTCAGCATCAAGTGAAACATGATTTGATTTTTCGTATAAAGTGCTTACTTCTGAACTTGAGAGCGCTCTGTCGTATATTTGGACTTCGTCTATAATAGAATTTTCTTGAGTAAGCCAATAACCTTGAGAAGAATGCCATTTAACATTAAGTTTAGTATACATATTTTCGGGTGGAACAACATCAGAAACATTCCCAATATTTATTCCATTAAGATATACTTCTATTTTATTACCTGAAGGATTACTATCATCCAAAACAATACCTAAAAAATAAAATTCACCATAGTTTAAAGAATGTGAAATTATATCACCAAATCCAATTCCATTTAAATTACCTGTTACTCCAACAGTATCATCTGTAGGATTAATAAAAGAACTCCAGTGGTCTTTATCAGGGTCGGGGCCAGAACCCGTTGTTTCATTTGCATTTCCAAAAAGGTAAGCATTTCCTCCAGTTGTATTTGAAGCTATTTTAATCCATCCTGTATATGTTTTTTGAGAATCTCCAACACCCAATCTGTTTGAAGACAATGTAACATCTTCTTCACTACCATCTGTCTGGTCTGTAAAACTAAAAGAATTATTTATTTTACCTGTTACTCCTCTTGTTGCTCCGTTATTTGTTCCATCATTTCCTCCTATATAATCTTTTACATCTCCTGAACTTCTATCTAAAGCATAATGAGCAACTAAACCTTCAGGAGGATTAGGACAACTACTTCTATTATTTAAAGTATCAATTATACATGTTTCGGTTGTATTATTTGCAGTTACAGCATCAGTATCATTATTATAATAAACACTTGCACTTGAACCTGAAGGAACACCATATAAAACCTCGTTATTTCCGTCTCCATCTATATCTGAAGTACAAGAAGTTCCTCCCGAACAATTAAGTGGAAGTAATAAATTTGAACTTGAGTTTGTTATGTTTCTTTTGTATGTGAAAGAACTATTCCACCATGGGTCTAATAAATATAAATTTCCATCATTATAAGCACTAATCACATTTTCTCCATAACTACTCGGATAACCTGCAAAATCATATTTTCCCTGAGTTCCAGGGATTACTTCCATATATGCTCTAACTTTATAAGTTTGATTTGCTTCTATTGGAACATTGCTTGCATAATACCAAGTATCTTTTCCATTCAAATCTCTATTAATTTTTCCTAATTCCCCTGAAATATCTTGCCATTCTGTATATTCCCAATGTTTTGTTTCCCAAGTTAAATTATAGTCGTTACTGGATTGAGTATAACTATCAAAACAAAAGACTTCTGTTGTTTCATTAGTTCCATTCAAACCCAAATAACTTACTTCTTGGTGTATATTATTATATTCATTCCCATAATCACAAGGCAATTCTGTGGGAGCATTATTTGTTACATTATAAACTGTCTTTGTGTGTGTTGTATTCCATGTTTCATTTGTTGGATTATATAACGCCGCACTTCTTGGAATTGTATTTGATGTATTAAACCCCCAGATTACATTTATATCTCCAGTGTATGTTTTTGATTTAATATCAAATTCTACATAATCTGAACTTTTTAATGTATGTGGTTCTGCTGAAATATAAGCATTAGAATCATTTACAAATACCTTACTTCCCTCTATTTGTGCTTGTATACCTTCCCAAACAGGGTCTATTCTATCTACTCCACTAAATGCTCCCCACTTAATATTATCAAAAGGATTATTTTTATATGCAGTAATTCTTAATTGATAATCTCTATCTTCTCTAAAAGCATAAGAATACTTGTTGTCTTCCATATTATTTTCTGGAGCTCCACACCAAGTATATTGACAGGTTTCGTTTAAAGGAATTTCTCTCCAACCACTTCCCCAACTTCTTTCTAATTTCCAGCTTTTTACATTTGGGTCAAAGTCAAAAGGAGTATTCCTGCCCCAGGGGTCATAATTTACTGGATAAATAAAAATATCTTCTTCTGCTGTGAAGTTAATAAAAGCATAACAAGGGTCTTCTATTGTACCTGCACAAACCATATCATCAGAATAGCTTACATTACTAATTGCTCCTATTGCAAATAAATACATAAAGATTAATCCGATTAGAGTTCCACCCGTTAATCCTGCTTTTTTCCAATATTTTTTAACTGTTTCGGTATAAATTCGTTTAGCCATTTATACCTCCTCAATTATCATATAACCACTTGCATTTACATACTGTTTCCAACAATTTGCTCCATTACAAAAGGTTTGATAACTTGAATTGGTTACATTATTATTGCTCATATCAAGATTTCCAGTCATTGTATCTCCAGTATCATCTAAATATTGGTCATCTAATGCTGTATTGCTCAATGTTAGTGAACCATAAGTTCCACTTACTTCTCCTCCGAAGGAATCTCCTAATTCAATATACTCATCATCAAGACTTCCAGAAACAATATTTCCTGATGAATCCAATTCTCCTGCATCTTCCCATTCTATGTTTCCACTTGCATCTATATTTGCACTTGAACCCAAAACACCTGTATTATCTACATCTAATTCTTCTCCATCACAAGATAAATAATTTCCATCGTGTTCAGAGCAATGTGCTTCATCTTCATAACTTAAACCAATTACCCAATCATATATTTGGTCTGCTGTACTTAGATGTGTTGTATCTCCATTGCTTGGTGTTGCTGTTGGAACATCTCCTATTGCATCCCAAAATGTTCCCTGTAACCATGAAATTACATTTGCTCCATTGAATCCTATTGAATCTCCTGCATCATCATAAGTAAAATTAGCTGTAAAGGCACTTCCTACTGCATCCTGCATTTCTTCTGTTGTGTTATAAGTATTTGTGTCCGTGTCATCAAAATAAGCACTTGAACTTTGACAAGTTCCATTCCCAAGTAAGACTTCATCTGTTGCACACTCTGTACTTGCATTTGTATCAGTTGTATAATCTAATTCAGAATCATAGGTGATAGCATCACAAGAACCATCTACTGAACAGTTTGAAATTGTTGTGTCTGTATCTCTTGCATCTATTGTATTATTTAAATATGTTTCATTGAAATCTAAATTAACTGAACCACTCGCACTTCCACCTAATAAGTATGGAGTCAAACCAGTCAAAACCTCTGTTATATCTCCACTTCCTGTTCCTGCATCACTTAGGCAATTTCCTCCCTCAATACAAATATCTTGAGTAGTATTTATTGTCCCATTAGCTAAAACAGAACCATTTATATGCAGTTTTCTTAGTGGTGAGCTTGTGCCTATTCCTATTTCTCCACTTTCTTTAATTGTCATTATTTCATTATTAGAACTATCCAAAAAATACATGTAAGTATCTGTGTCCCTTAGTCTAAATGTAAGGTCTCCTATTGTTGCATAAGGTCTTACTCCCCCTGAACCTATATTTAAATAAGCTGAACTACCTGTGGAAATTGAACCTCCGGGAATCGAAACACTTAATAAATCATCCCCATTATGTTCAAACATCATAAATCCTCCCCACGGTTTGGGTTCTACATATATACCTATTTCTTCCTCTACTTCTTGAGAACCATCCCATCTCGAGCCAGTAACTCCTAGTCTATAACTTTCATATAAAGTATTATCTGCGTCTGCTGTTCCCTTTTTTCCTACAGACATATTTCCACCTTCAATATTATAATCTCCTGTCGCTGTGTCTCCGTCGTTTTTTAAATAAGCATCATCATTTGAAATTGCATTTATAGCCCTTGCTTCTGTAAAATATAAATTAGTGCTTCCTTCTGTTAGGTTATCTGTGTCTTTTCCAGAAAACCATGAATCAATAAAATTAGTTAAAAAAGTATCAAATATTCCTAATTTTCCATCTGCTTGTTCTTCTAATTCACTCGTGTTATAAAGATTATCATCTATAATATTTGTATTTGTGTCTGCTTCGTATTGTTCTGTTTCACAGGTTCCATCTCCACTTAAATAAGTGTCTGTTCCTGAACAAGCAGTTGAAGCATTTGTATCAGTTGTATAATCTAATTCTGAGTCGTATGTAATTAATCCACAAGAGTTATCTACTGAACAATTTGTATCTGCTTCATAATCATCTCCATCATCCAATCCACTTGGAACATTAGTCAAATTATCCCAGTGGCTTATTATTAAATTGTTTAAATCACCTGCCACATCATAATTATCCCAATAATTACTTGAATTAACATTGAAATTTCCTTCGTTTCCTATATTTGTTATATTGTTGTTACTCATATTTAAGTTTCCAGACATATTTACATTTTTAACACTTAAAGTATCTGTTGTTTTATTATAAGAAAAATTACAATCTTGATATAATTCTCCTTCGCCATTAGCAAAAATAACACATCCTGAATTAAAATTATCTAATTCTCTGTCTATATCTATTAAAATTTGTCCTTGATTTTCACTACTTCTTATTACTGTTCCTACCCTAAAAGATTTGTTTGGAAAAGAAGGTTTAACATTAGTATATTCTCCTGCATTAGTTGCAGAAACATATAAAAAATCTCCTTCTGAATATGTAGATGTATTTAATTCTCTAACCCTTCCAAAAGTTGTAATATATCCTACTGCGTTATTAGAAATAGAATTTTCTGTAACCATTCCAATCATTCTTGAAGTTGAAAGATTATCTGATTTTGCTAATTTTACCTGTGGATTATCTCCAGTAGAACCCATTATATAAACTACATCTCCATTGTTAATAGTGCTTCCTTCTGTATTTTTAACTCTCATTAATAATTCTTCTCCAATATTTACTGCAACATCTTCTTCGTCATTAAAATAAACTAACGTTTTTTGCTCATCATCGTAAAAAACCCTTCCTTCTGAATAAGAAGGAGTACTTCCTTGAGGATAATAATCTGTATAAGTAAAATTAGAATTAGTGCCATTTATATGAGTAAATCTATTATCTGATTGTGTTTCGTTGTAAAATCCAAGAGATTGAACAAAACTCATAACTATTCTATTGTCTATTAATAAATTAATAAAACTATCTAAAATTCCTAATTTTCCATCTGTTTGTTCTTCTAATTCACTTGCATTGTAAAGATTATCATCTATTATGTTATTTCCTGATGATATTCCAGTCAATTGGCTTCCATTTCCATAATAAATTGTATAATTACTTGTTGTTCCCTGTGCATATTTAACATTTGTAAGATTATGGTCTCCGTCTCTTAAATTTATATTATCATAACCATAAGGAGTCCAATCTGCTGAAGATATTAATCCTATTAAGACTATACTTGCAATTAGGAAGGTTATTATTTTTTTCATTTTATATTATAATTGATATTACTAATGCCCCCGAAAAACCAATCAAAGCACCAATAATTCCTATCATAAATTTAATTAATTTATTATCTGAAGGAAGCGACCTATTTGAAAGATGATTGTATAATTGTCTATTAGTTTTTTCCAAATCCTCAAATGACTTCCTTATCTCTTTTTTGAATTCATCAAATTCCTTAACGAGATTTTCCACCATATTTCTTGTCACTTTACCATACGTACAGCCCCCATTAGATTTGGACATTTGCCTCCCTCCAATTCGATTTTAATGTTGAATATCCTAATACCTCTTTCATAATATCCTTATATTTTTTCATATATTCTCCATAACCTGCACTAAGTTTCTGAGATATTGTTACATTCCCAAATTTTACTGAACCATCAATTCCAGCATCTCTTTTAAGATAAGCATAGGCACTAGTTAAATATGATGCAGCTAAGCCTAGCAATGCATCTGGTGTCATGGGGTCTATCGGAGTATAGGTGTAAGAAACAAATAATTTGTAAGAAGAAGAATACGCACTAGATAAAACAAATTTCCCTTCATTATAAGTTACAGAACTCACAGTCGCAGTTGTTTCTGTTCCATCGTCGTGAACAGCATAAACAGTTATATCATCTGTATCCACAGTACCATCCAAATTAGTATCTCCTAGATAGTTTCCGTACCATTTTTTAATATAATACGTTGTATTATCCCCATCAATCTTATTTTCTCTGGTGTTATCAATATAAAGAATTCTCTCTCTAGTAACCTTTGTGTTTATTTTTCTCATTAACTCCTTAGTTGCCTCTAAGATTAAATTAGAAATAATAGAATCAGAGACTTCGCTAGAAGTAACATTGCTAATTCTTCTAACTTCCGAAACTGTTGTGAGAGCCATATTTACCTCCCTGCTTCAACAACTGCTGTTTTATTAGTAGCAGGGTCGAAATATATCACGCTTATTGCATGTAAATTCTTATCGCTCAATTCTTGGGCTAATTCAGAAATCACATTATCTGTTGTAGCTGCATCACTAACAAGTTTTCTATATCTTCCATAGTTTGTTGTTGTTACTGCCATTTTACTCTATCTCCGGTTCTTTAGAACCACTCTGAATATCAAGAATGTCTTTAATAAGGCCCTTTTTACTCCTACCTCTAGCTCCAACAGTGTATCCAATCTCTCTCAATTCATCGAAAGTGTGTCCTTCCAATTCCTTCTTAGTCCAGACCTTATCTTTTAATCCCTCATTTCTTGTTTTATGGAAATATTCTTCCATATTAGAGGAACTATCAAATTTTCTTAATCTGTTTAGAACTTTTTGAGCTTCATTGGATTTCCCTGCTCTTACTAAGTCTTTATACTTCGTTTTAAGTTCAGCTTTATACATTCTCTATTTACCTAAGTTTAGTTATGCAAACCCAGTAGCCGGGTCGTCCATTGCCATATAACCCACAGTTATATCTGTTCCAGTTACAGTAGCCCCATCACAGTGTATCGTAAAACCCGATGTGCTTCTAAGACTAGCATTACAAGTAATTGTATCATCGCTTGTCTGAGCTACAGGTAAACAAATTGGTGTGTTTTTGAACTTTCTTTTAAAAGTTACAGCCTTTGTTCCGTCTCCATTAGAGTCCAAAGTAACTGTCGCACTTCCAGCTTGTATGTTCTGAAACTTTCCATAACCACTTCTTAAACCATATCTTCCCATAGTTTTTTCTCCTTCAAAATTTAATTGAAATGTTACTCGGAGGTATCCCCCGAGTCAACCTTACGGTTTCCACATTCAATAGTTTTATGCTTCCCAAAAAATAAATTGGAAGCTAAAAAATAATTTACTCGTTAGATACGTAGATTTTTACTACCGCATCATCATGTACAATTGCTGTATCATAAGCTGTCTCTAGTACAATAGATACTTGTTTTCTCCATTGGATAGGAGCCATATCTATTACTGGTTCTTGTCCCCAACATAATGTACAAGCTTTCTTCGGTTTAGCAAGAACACAAAGTGTACCTGCTACAGCCGCAGTGTTTCCATCTGGTGCAGCTGCACTACTAGCGAAAGTTTCTACATTATCAGTTACAATAACCCTTATACCAAGGTACTTACCTATTTCCCCGTTTTGTACTACCTCGTTACTACCATACTCTGAAGCATTGGTAAACTGAGAGTCTTGTCTCATAGCCATCTCTTGAGCTGGACCTATGAAAAGTACGAATGGGTCGTCAGGTGTATTAGACCAAGGATTCTTGGAATTTGTTGCTTTAGTAATTGTACCCGAACTGTTATAATACATTGTGCTATCTTTAAGATACCTAGCAGCCTTAGCAATCATGTCAGTAGTAAGTATATCACCACTAGCAAGATTATCAGTACCATCTCTATCATTAGCATATATGTTCAATGCTCCTTGAGTAGTATCCCCAGAATTTGTTGCATCACCCAATTTTTGAGCAATAGCATAGTCTATTCTATCACCAATAGCTTCAGATAATTCAGCTTTAGCTTCCTGAACTACATTGAATGCATTAGTTCTTATAGAATAATTTGTAACAGTAAATCTAGCAGTAACTACACTTGGTGTTAATTGAACCCCTGTAAGTGTGCTAAGACTTGTATTGGAGATGTCACTAGTTGTAGCCTCCCCAGTATCGAAAGTTACACCACCCCTACCAAGGTATTTTGTCCTTTTCTTAACGATATAATCGTGATGACCTTCTGGAAGATAAACTACATTTACAAAATTAGCAAAGTAGAATCTCTTCTGAGCAGCATCCATTACTTCATTAGCGAACAAAATTGGATGGTTAGTGTATGCACTTGAGATAGCTGTACCTTGTACAGTTGATGCCTGAGTCTCATTAGACAAGTCTAAAAATTTTTGATTACTCATCTTAATTTCGCTTGACTCAACAGCATTTCGGCGAACTCTGCATCTCCTTTTGAATAACCTTTTGGAATCTTCACTGTGTTATCTACGACAGACATAGATTTCACATCTTTCTTTTTAGAAAGATTTTCAGAAGACTCTTCTTCCTTCTTCTCTTCTTTTGGTTCCTCTTGAGATTCAGAAAGTTTAGCTATTTTTTCTCCAAGAGACTTGAGTTCTTTTATAACGAGATTTAATTTAGAACTTAATTCTTCTGATTTGTCTTCAGATTCTTTCCCTGATTCTTCTGTTGTTTCTTCCTTAGATTCCTCTTCAGAATTTTCAACAGTTTCTTCTTTGGGTTCCTCTTTAGACTCTTCAGAAGGTTGTTCTATAACTTCATCTTTTTTCTCGTCTTCCATCTTCTCTGTTAAATCTTGACCCCCTTTCATCTCTGTTGATTCTGATTCATCTTCCATATCCTCTTTTTTCTTTTTCTTCTTTTTTTCCCAATATTTTTTCTCATTTGTTTCTCCCCCAATTGATTCTCCTGAAACTCCTCCAGAACTTGTTACAGATAATTCCATTGGTTTTACTCTCATAGTTTTTTCTTCTTTTAATTTTTCAGATAGGTTGATATAAGCATTTTTACATGCAGGGTCATAGACTACAGAAAAGTTAGCAAATTTTTTAATATTGAAATTTCCATCATCATCTTCTACACCAAGAACTCTGGCAGAAACACCTAATTTAGCACCACCTTTTACTAATTTCAATGCAAGGTCTTTATCCCAAATTTCCAAATCTCCCACAAGTTCCCCGCTGTCAGTCACCTCTAAATTAAGAACATTCCCTAACCAATTAGTTGCTCTTTCTTCGTGTTCATAAATAAGTGCATAATTTTTCTTATCGCTCCAATCTGTTAATTCAAAACCCTCTTTAATACTATTAGCAGTAAAGTTTAATCCATTCCATTTTCCTGGGGTTAATAATGTTTTTCCTTTTAGAATTACAGGTAATTTCAACTCGTTTTGTTCAACTTCATATTCTTGCTTTGCTAAAGTCATTTCTTGCATAAAAAAATTAAGTTTCACTCCTTTATAAAATTTGTTATAGTTTTATAACTTTATAATATTATAACAAATCCCCTTATTCTTCTTTAGCTTGAGGTTTTTTTGTCTCCTCGTTAGGAGGAAAGGGTGCTGAAGGCAATTTCTTTGGGTTAGATTTTGCAGTTCCTCTGAATGCTTTGTATGCTTTTTCATTTTCTTCAATATCTTCTGCCGACAACATATAGGGTCTAACCTCATCGGGTGCTAGAACACCATTTCTAACTGCAGCCATTAATCTTTCATTCTTTGAATCCTTTTCTTCTGCGATTATGTCTCCAAAATCAATAGACGCTACTTCAGGGATGTTATTTGTTTCTGCTATTCTTTTAAGAACATATTTTCTGAACGCACTAGAAAATTTCTTAACAATCTGTTCAAGACTTAATTCTAATGTCATGTGCATAGTTTGAAGGGTTTGCTTATTTGCTGTTTCCCCCTCACCAGTAGCCATAGCCATAGGCATACCTGAACTAGCTGTCTGATTTAGTTTCAAATAAGAAAGGGTCTCGTCAACAACCTTGCTATCTTGAATAGGTAGGGTATCTAATTTAACCCAGTAAGGGAAACTAAAATAACGATTATGCTTGAAATTAGAGACTTGGTCTAATACATCAGAGATTTCTTGTGGTCCTGGCTCGTGGTCTTCATTACCTACAGTAGCGATAATTGTGTTAGCCCCTCTTGTATATATTTCATTTGTTCTTGCATCTTCTAAAAGCATTTTACGATTAGTAGACTTGTGTGCCGGTTCAATTAGTCCTATTCCATAGAAACGTTCCCCATAAGTATGCAATTTGAAATGAGCTATACGTTTAGGTAAAAAGAAAATTTGATTAGAATCTTTGGATATTTTGCTCCTATATTCTTGGGGAACAGGGTCTCCTTTTCCCTCCGCAGAATATCCAAAAGGGAGGTTCATAACATATCCGAGAGGTTTCCCATACATATCCACTGCGATTTCCTTATTATTATTTAGAGCATAATCCATCTTTTTTTCGGGAATTAGTTTCAAATCAACTACTTTCTTATCTTTAGAATCATAAATTAATTCTACGAAAGCATTCCCATACATCAACATGTCTTGTAAGATATATTCAATAAGTTCTTCCTTTGTTACTTCTTCTCCAACGAATCCGATGTCTTCAAAGAATTGGTCCCACCATTTCTGCCATCTAGCTGTTTTACTTTTTATTTGAAAACCTGCACGAAGAATAAGTTGGAGTTGTTTATTTATTGTATTAAATGTAACTGGGTCAAAACGATAATCTCTTTCCAATTCCTCACGTTTTACCCTATCGGTTCCCTTAACCCCTAAGGGGATTCCCATAGGTCTTCCAGCTGCCTCACCTCTAGCTAAATTAACTGCACTTACCCCTTTTAATGTATCACTTAAAAATCCCATTATTTAAACCTTATGGACCTAATCCATTTAACTAATTTAGTTTCTAGAAGATATATTGTAAACCCGTATCCTACAAAAGAGTACCATGTGAAAGGATTTCTGAAAATAACAAAAATAGCTAAACTAGACATCCCTCCAAATAAAATAACTTGCCCAATTATGTTAAAAATAACTTTCCTATCTTGTTCATCTAATTTAAAAATTTTAATATTTTTTAAGAAATTAGTGGATTTTTTCCATTTTTTCTTTAATTTTTTCCAAATTTCATTAAATTTCATAAAAAATAATAGAATTATAACTTTATAAAAGTTGTTATACTACCGAGACATTCCTATAGATGTAGCGGTTCTAATATTAACTGCGTGTTTCACAGCCATAGCGAGAGTAATAAGTATATCATCATGTTGTGCGGTGGATAAAAATACCTGATTGTCACTTTCAGATTTCTTTCTCATAAACCCAATCGCTTGTTCTACCATAGTATCGGTAAGTTCTAATGCTTTTGCATCTCTCGGATGTCTTGGTATTCTAATTGATTCGCTCTCAAAAACATTAGAAAGGGTTATAAGAAGTCCCTTTCTAGATTGATGGTCAAATTTCTGAAAAATTGTTGTACATCCGTTTGCTCTAAGTTGTCTAGCCACTTCGGTACCCACATTGTTTGGGTCTAATACTAATTTAACAGTTCTCCCATTCTGAAAAGTATTATACAATTCAAGGAGTCTATCTCTTTTAAATGGAACAGGTTTCCCTTTCCAAATCTCTATATGTTTAATAGTTAAGATGTCATCTAATTTTTCTAATACAAGGAAACAGTCATAATCTGCTTTTGGCCCTTTACTAACAGCAAAGTCTCCGGCGATAAAATACTGTGCTTCAGGTCTAACTGAGTAATCAAATTTAAGGGATTCATCAAATCCTTTTGCTATAATATTAACTGAGAATATAGCATCCTCCCCCTCGATTATATTACATTGATAAGTTAATTCGAATGCAGCATCCCCCATTGCTTGTCTTTCTCTAAGCAAATATTCTACACTAAAACGTTCGGGCCAATTAGAATAAACCTTGTTCTCGTCATAAGGAGGCTCCGCCCTAGTACCATCTTCATTAATAAGTGCAGGTGTTAGAAGGAAGGCATATCCTTGTGGTTTCCTAGCCTTAAGTTGACCAATAAGAAGGGTGGTTCCTTTTGTGGTACTTATTAAACAAATCTTACCTCCTGGGATTATACGGCTAGTCACTTCAGAAAAATATAAATCTGGGTTTTCGTATGTATCTGCTTCATCACAAATAATTAGGTCTGCACGATATGAACGAATATTAATATTATAAGGAACATTTGTTACAAGAGAATTGTCTACTAACTTAATTTGGGTTTTATTCCAAACAGTCTCCTTTTCTGGTTTAAATAATTTTTTTGTTAATTCATTTAGGTGAATATAGTGTTTGATTCTTTCAAGAAGATTTGTTTCCGCCTGTTTCATTGCTTTAGAAACCAATAGAACTTTTGCTCCAGGATGATTAAGAATATAATATAATGTGTAAGCTACTCCCACAATTTCTGTCTTTGAAAAACCTGCTGCTGATTCTATTACACTCGCTTTATTATTTTGTATAGTATAGAACCAATCCATCTGGTATTTGTGTATCCCTCCAAATTCATTAATTTCTAGAAGCCTTTCACAAAAGAATTTGAAGTCTACCTTACACCTTAAAAGAAATTGAACATAAGACATATCTCCCAAAATATCTTCTTCTGTTTTATATAATCCTTTTTCCATAATTCAATAGAATTTTACAGATTTATAAATGTTTATAAACTCACTCTAATCCTTCTTTCAAGACCAGATAGTTTTACTTTTGGACTACCTTTTCTTGCTGGTTCTAATCCACTTGTATGAGCATAACTCCCCCAATGACTTAAATAACTTCCGGTTAAAAGGAAATGTTTTTGTTTTTCTGTTATTTTTTTCTTTTTTCATTTTGGTATGTAAAGTCTTTTATAGTGATTGCATCCTTTTTCAAGACAATGTTCTGGACTTGTTGGAACTCCTTGATGGAATCCAAAGTCACAATAGTCTATATATCTTCCTTTTTCATCTTTCTTTGGTTTGAATTCAACCACTCTATTTTCTAATTTATTTAATTTTAATCGTTTAGCCATATTTCATCCACGAGATAGTTAAATAACTCTCTCCAATT